ACTGCTGGTCATGGTTAACCCTAAATACTTACCGTACTGTTCTGCGTCTGATTTGTACAACGCATACCCATTTGATGATGTCCAAATTATCGTCTTAGACGAGTTATTTGTCCAACCGATTGTCTGATAAACATTGTTAATCCAAGTTGTTTCGTTTGTCAAAACATACTGTGGACTAGACCCATTTTCTGAGTCTACTGTGACATCAAAAATACCACCTTGAGACAACGTGGCCTCAACCGCAAATTTTAATGCTTGTTTTGTGCGGATGGGGTCACCCATGTCTTGCAAAGCAGTTTGTATGTAAGTGTTGATAGGACTAATACTATCACTATACAGTTGTTTTAATACTTTATTAGTATCTGTAGCGTACAAATTAACTGTGCCATTAAAAGGCACAGACGTGATATACGATAAAGCTCCCTGGCTGGTAACAAACCATTTTTTCTCAAAGAACACGCACTGTATGTACCGTGATCCACCAGAACCAAACGGGAAAGAACTGTTTACATAGAAGTTAAATACCGCACACAAAATGTTGTTGAGCAGTGCTTGACCAGCCGTTACAGGTTTGCTGAAATCTATGTAAGGGAAAATACCATCTAACGGGTCTGAAATTTTGGTTGTTGTAGAACCGACCAGGGCATAAATACCATAGTCGTTCATAAACAAAACGGACCTGAAATACGGGAATATGGCGTATATCCGCTTAGTACCAATAGATGCACTGACGTTGGTGTTGGTGAACACCGTAGCCCCCGTAGAGGTCACCTGAAGGTCAGAAAACACGTTGATACTGTCATCGCCAAACACATACAAGAAGTTATTGGCTGATAACAAGCCTTGAATGTTACCGTGTAACGTACTATCTGTAATATTGAACGCCACAGCAGATACAGACGTAAAATCTGTGGGGCTTGTAGAGGCAGATGCGTACACTGTGCGCCCAGCTGCTACCCAAACACGACCGCTAAAAGTGGCTACATCCACAATTTTGTTGGTATTTATGGTTGCGCTGATGTTTGCGCCTGATCCAGTACCACCAGAAATGCTCACAGCTGGAGCTGAAGTGTATCCAGAGCCTGGATTGTTCATCACCACTTCTGTGATCACATTACCGCTAATAATGGCAGTTGCATTTGCATTTGTACCGCCTCCACCAGTAATGGTGACCGCCAGATTGCCATATTGACCGTATCCTGTGCCCCCATTATTGACTTGGATGGACACTGTACCCGTGGCAAAAGTCACGAGTTGGGCTATGGCGTTGGCATTTGTGCCCCCACCGCCTGATATGGTCACACTAGGTTGATTGATGTATCCACTACCCGCATTTGTGAGGGTAATTGAGTTAACAATGCCTGTGGATAAAGTTGCATTGGCAGTTGCACTAGAACCACCACCCCCAGAAATGGTCACAGACGGGGGGTTGAGATAACCAGAACCAGGTGAAACCACAGAAATGGCAACCACATTGCCACCAGAAATAGTAGCTGCACCGACAGCTGTGTTTCCACCCTGTACATCAGGTGTACTAATAATGACTTTGGGCACAGACGTATAGCCTGAACCCGTATTGGTCATTTGGATGCTTAAAACACCGCCAGAACCAGAGGTGATGCTAGAAACAGCCGTTGCTTGCACCCCGTTGGCATTATCTGGGGGAGAAATGGTGACGTTAGGGGCAGATGTGTAATTGATGCCAGGGTTTGTAATTGCAATCAAGCCTACAGACCCAACGGGAATCAAACTTGTGCCATTCCAATCATACAAACCTTTGGTTGGGTCACCAATGAAAAGGTCCGTGTTTTGGTACTGAGCAGCTGCTACACCCGTGTTTGATAAAGTTCCAGCACTTGCAATGGTTACCATCGCATTGCCTTGTAAGTCATATCCCTGTGCACTGCCGTCTGACTCAAAAGCAACAACATAATCGTCTTTGATGTTGGCAGAATAAAGAGCTGTGACATTACTGGTAAACACCACGCTATTGCCAGCGTTGCTGACGTTAGAGCTGGTGGGAATAATGCGCATATTGCCAGCCCCAATAGGCATGGCATTTTCTATCCAGTAAAACTCATCTTTATCAATAGCGGTCCTATTGGCCTTGGTGTCAAGACCTTTAAAGTTCTTAATGACCGCATAAGATTTCTTTTGTTCTGCGGAGGCCATGATCAACCTCCAGAACTATAAGGATCAGGAATTCTTCTAGTAAACGTGCTGTTAAGTACGTTCAGAATGTGTTTGTCGTATTGTTGTTTGAAAATTTCAGACTCACCGTAAGATTGTTCGTAAAACTTGGCTTTGTACGCTGCATAGTATTGCACAGCCGTTGAATACGGATCAATGATGTTATCAACAGTATTTGGACTGCTCAATGACAAAGGATTGGGCAATATGTTGGTATCTACTTCAATGTAGTATTGCTGATCTGGGATGGGGGCAATGTAGATTTGTTGTTGACCGTACACTGAAAAGCAAACGGGTCTACCCACATAGTTTTGCCAGTACCGCAACTGCGCTGTGAAATTAGACCAGGGCAAATAGCGAAGAGGTATCCGAGAATTGCCCCAGTAAAGGTTAATGTTGACAATATCGTAGACATTTAACTGTTGAGGTAATGAGTTAAAGTTGATGATNTCAGCGGGTCCTACATACTGCAACATGGCTGTGCCATCTGCAAAAGGCGTGGTAGGAGGGAAAGGATTGGTTCCCGTNGTGGGATATGCGGGGGCTGAACTACCAGATGTGCCACTTTGAGTGTACACATAGGTATAAATGTTAGAAAACACATACTGACCAGCGGTAACAGCTGTGTTACCTTGCCATAACGTGGGAGAAACACCAGTGCTAGTGCTGGTGTTGTACGCTAGGGGAGCGGTTGTAGTTTGAAGGGTTCTTAGGCAACCAGTGTCTCGGACAGTTCTTTCCCTGGCCTCGTTGATGTACGTTGTTAACTGGTTTTGCGTCCAGAAAACATTGTTAACATCATGCAACAGGTTCTCAACTTGAGACAGGTAATCATTGAGGGTTGCCATTCGAGGTCCATGGTTAAGCTACCCGCTTAATAGAGGACTTTCCCCCAGCGGACTTGTTGATCCGCAAGGGTATTGCTCCTACAGCCGAGGGTAACGAGCTGTTTTGTACTGGCGGTTCGTTTGTTATGACGAACTGCTCTAAGATTTTAAGTCCTTCTTCCAGTTCGCTGTGGAGTTTTATCCATCCATGGCGAACCAGCACAAATTCTTTGTCTTCACAGCCAAATCCAAAAAGCTGACGAGCAGCACCTTCTGGAATTTCTACTGTGACGTTTTTTTCAAAGTTATAGAGAACACCATCCCAACCAATGGTCAGGGGGGTGTCTCCATAATTGGTTACAAATACATTCATTTAGAACGTCACAACGTCACCGTACACCTGGAAGGATACGGTATTGCTGTTACCAGAAACTGTGGTCACATTCACATAAAGTGCTTGTGTCAAGTTGCCAGTAATGGCTGTTGTTGTTGAATAAGGCGTTGCAATGGTCAAATCTTGGTATCTACCAGCAGCAGTGATGTTACTCAAAGCCACGTTAGCCACTACTGCATTGCTGGCATTGCCATCATTGCTAGTTGTAATGGTAACGTAGGCTGAAGAAACAGAACCAGAAGGGTTGTTTACCGTGATTCTTCTAGGAATGACTCCACCTGAACCCACAGCAGAACCTGAGTTTGTGAGGCCACCACTCAACAAAGGAATGGTAGCGACAGCATTACCCAAGGTTGCCATGGATACAACTTGAGCTGAACCAATGCGACCATATCCAAATGAGTCTAAATAATACTGACTGACTGAATCTGGATTAGACATGGTTCATTCCTTATGATGCGTTGTATGTGCCAGACACGTTCTGTCCCCCGTCAACAGTCAACAAAGTAACTGTAGCGTTGGTAACAGAAGAGTTAGCAAACACGTTAACACCGTCAGAGAAAATCATNCCACCAGTGTTGTTAGCCAACACGGTNGATACNGCNGTGATGTTACCGTTTGTGTTAACTGCTGNTGGTGGCCTGGATGGTCACGTTNGCAGTNGGGAACACAATGTAAACACCAGCGGGAATGACGTTACCAACTGTTGTNGCGGGTGTNGTNGTNANCTGGAAATACGCACCNGGCGTATTNGCNACTGCACTNGCAAGGATAATTTTATTAAGAGCTAATGCCATTTCAAATTCTCCTTATAGNGACAANTANTTGTAGCCAGTGATCTTAGACATTGACTTGGGCTTGACAGACACCAANTCAGCAATCATAAGAACAGCACCGACATAACCGATTTGCCAGTTNGGNAGAGTGGACTCAAACCCTGTNAACACAAANGAACCTTGCTCNTGGATATAGAGCGACAAGTAGTTGGTGTTGAGGAAGTACACTGTGCCTTCTGGACAGTATGGGTCTGGATAGATTGGCACGCCAGCAACCATCAACGCACGGAATGCAGCTTGAGGGCCGTTGTTGTCACCATCAAATCCTGAACCAGGAGTGATCACATATTGCTCTTGACCAACAAAGTCTTGAGCCAACAATGTCCAAGTACCAAATCCGCAAACACCGAAAGANGGCATTTCTGCACCTTTTTTCACTGTACCAGAGATGTACTGGAGAATGTTTTGNCGNGTNGGGTTTACGTTACCAGCTGCGTAAACCTTAGACTGCCACCAGGTGTAGGTGGAACGGTTGATGTTACCGTAAGTAGTCTGGTATGCAGCACCACCTGTACCATCATCCACAGCAGCGGGCAAACCGATGAACTGTTGATTGTTGGTAGTGTTGTTGTACAAGGCCGTTGCCATTGCGTCCATCATGACGTTTGTTGCGTCATTCATACGGGCTTCAATCAACGGGATAATTGCAGCGTCTTGTTGAGCCACGCCTTCCATACCGAGGAACGGTACGGGAGAGATCATCAACTTGAGGTCAAATTCAGCGTTGTAAGCACCTTGTTGGACTGACGGCTGGGCAAAAGAGCCAGAGTAATCAGACCACTGAGCGTTCACAAACTGTGCGCCCTGGACGGGAACAGTTACTGAAGAAACACCACCAGAGGCTTGTTGACTGTTGGCAATCAACGCAGCCATTAGTGGCGTAGAGTTATACAGTTGGACAACCAGTTTAGGAATGAACGCACGTCTTGTGACGTAGGTTAATTCTGTAAACTGACTTGACCCTGTTTGAGGCAGAATACCGCCACCAATAGCCATAGTTAGCTCCTTAAAGACGGGCATCTCTGCCCAAACAAATTACACCCTCTTTTACAAACCNATAGGACGTGTAGGNTTNCGCAAATCTGCNAAAGCACGCACGGCCTCTTGCTGTGCTGCACCTCTGGGGTCTTTCCAATACTTGCCAAGATCGAACTGGCGAATAGCACTGGGGTTGTACCCTGTTGGTGTTGGCACAGCTGCCTGTTTCATCCAGCGATAATGCTCTGCAGCCGTCTCATGGTCTGCAATGCGTTTCTCTAGCATTAACTTTTCAACTGCTGGTATCTCGTCTTCAGACACCAAACCCTTTTTGACCATGCCATGCCTGATCTTTTCTAGGTTTTCTACTGCTTCTTTCTGCTGCAACTTAGCCCTAATAGCATCGTTTTCCGCACGCATTTGTTGAAGAGCAGAGTTGGTGTGGTCCTCAATTTCGAGTTCTGGCACATTCAAGCCAGGACGAATCTTTTTCGTCAACCGCAATATATCCTTGCGTGTTTCTGGCGTGTCAGCGAGTTGCTGCATTAGGCCAGCCAACTCGTCTCGTTGCTCAAGTGACAGATTTTCTAAAGACATTTTGTTACCCTCTTACCG